TTATTTTACCATGTCCGCCGCGCCGCTGTCAACGTTACGTGCCTGATCGTATTCGTACAACAGCTTCGCCACGGCCTCGCGCGTGACCGGCTGCTGCCAGCCGAAGTTGCCCGCGCTGTCGCCGGTAAAAATGCCGTTCTCCTTGGCCCACTGCGCCGCCTGCAACGCCCAGTCGGACGGATGGTCGCCCGTTCCCTTCAGAGAAAGCAGCTCCTCCTTCGTCATCTCCATCACCTCCATGACCTGCCGTTTGAACGCGAACCACGCGTTCTCGTCGTCCACCCACATTGCGGGGCACCGCTTGCTGACCACGTCATAATGCCGCAGCACGTTTTCGATCGGAATGCCGTACTTGCGCATCAGCCTTCTTGTCAGCAGCGCCGCGTTCGCCACGACCGCGTCCTCCAGCCAGTAGCGCCCCGCGTCATACCGGCAGCACATCTCGATGGAGATCGAGTTGCCGTTGCGGCAGCGCGGGTGCTTCTGCGTATAAACGCCCGCCGTGCCGACCGACCATGCCGTATCCTCGTCGCTGACCGACTGCAGCCAGCCGTTCCGGTCGACAAAATAGTGGGCCGAGGCCCCGCGCGGGGACTCAAAATATTTGAGTCCCGCCGCGGCGGAGTCGTTGCGCCCGGCCGTGTAGTGCAGCACAAGAAACTCGATGGGTGCGCTGCGGCCCTTCGTGTAATTACTCGGATGCGCCGTCGTCATGCCGTGTCTCCGCGCCGCTCTGCAGCTTCTGCGCCTGCGTCCCGAAATAAAACGCGATGACCGTCGTATAGATCATCATAAAGTCCTGGCTGACCTCGCCCCTGACCGCCTGACAGGCAAACACCGCCGTCAGCGCCAACGTCACGATCGACTTGACCGTCAGCAGATTTTCGATGCGCTTCAAAAACTGTTCCATACCTCCAAAGCTCCTTTCCTGTACCTGTGCCTATGTCACGATCTCCCATTCGGCAACCTCGCGGGCAATGCGCTCGATGAACGAATTGCCGTGCAGCGCCTTATACGCCTTGTATTCATAGAGAAAATTCTCATATTCATACTGCCGGATGGTTTTTTCTTCCCTATGCTTATAATATGCCGCCAGCATATCCGCGCGCAGCATACAGCGCTGCCCTTCCCGGATCGCGCTGAGGCCGAACAGCCGCCCGCGCACCGGCTTTGCCAGAAGCAGCAGCAGACTCAGCACGGAACCAAGCCCGCTGCACACGCTTACAAGCGCGAAGAATGCGCCCGTCTGCTCCGCACTCATTGCATCGCTCCTTCCGCCGCCTCCAGCAGCGCCGCCAGCTCCGGCAGCAGCGCCTCGATGGTCTTTTTCGCTGCCGGCCCGAGCGCCGCGTAGCTCTGTGCGAAGCGCCTGAGCACCGGCAGGAGTACCGCCAGCTTCTCTGCCGCGCCGGGGTCCAGCGCGTCCAGCCGCGCTTTAATCCGCGTGAGCAGTTCCCGTTCCAGTCTCGTCATGCCAGCGCCTCCTCCAGCTCCCGCAGCGCCTGCTCCAGCTGCGTATAGCTGCCCATTTTAATACTGAGCGTCCCGTCCCGGTTGTCTGTGATCGGGCCTGCGACGCAGTAGCCGGAGCAGTCCTGCTCCTGCGCCGCGTCATCCGCGCCGGCCTCACGCCGGACGATGCCCCAGCGCAGCCCATCCACAAACAGCTGCACAGCCTGTGCATACGGCATGGCAAGCGTGACGGTTTTCGACGCGCGGCCATCCCAGTCGCGGTCGATCTGCTTTCCGCAGAAGTGCGCGGGGTACTCCGTTCCGTTTACCTTCAGATATTCCATACGCTTCCTCCCTTCAGAAGCAGAACGCAAAGCTTACGCCGAGGCTGTTTGAGGCATTGGACGCGCCCGCCTGGCCGTTTGCTCTGACTCTGCAAAACATACCGCCGCTGGCTGACGACCGTTCCCACCAGAACTCGTCAACGCCTTCTCTCTTCTTGATCTTCGGGTTGCCTGCCTTGTAATAGTCGTACTGGCTTCCTTCCCCGGCTACGGAAGAACTTGCAGTCCCGAAAATCTCCACCTCGCTGAGCAGGAACAGCGTGTCCGATACCATCTCAATCGTCGTGCTGTTGCCCCCCTCAGATGTCTTCTTGTTTACCGCGCGAATGCCGTTCTGCACCTCCGCCGGCATCAGCGCCAGAATCGCAGGCAGATAGGTCAGGCGCATATCGGTGTTCTTCCAGCCGAGACCGCTCAGGTTGGTGCTGTACATCTGCTTTGCTTCGCTGTAACAATCATGCAGCTGGAATGTCAGCGGAGCCGTGCCGGAGCCGTCCGCATACTCGTCATGATTCTTGCCGATGATATCGACCTGATAGGCCGTCCCGCCGATGTTCATGGTCTTGCTGTCGCCCACGGCCCAGCTGTCCGGGGCGATCCCGGTCCTGCACACTGTAATAATCTCTTCCCATGTATTGTTGGCAAAGGTATCGTGATATAGCGGCAGAAGCATATTCTGTGTTCCAATTACGATGTTCTGGCTGTTACTTACACTGTTTGCCATTGCCGTCACGTGCCATGTGCCCGCCTTTGGCAACTCCAGCGTACACATTCCGTCAGCACCAGCGGTTCCCTTTACCACCTTGAAACCTTCTGCAGGCGTCGCTGTGATCGCAGCCCCTGGTGTCGTTGTGACGACCAACTTCGGCGTAATACCGGTCTGGATCGCTTGAATTGCCGACACGAAGCCAGACGGATAGATCAGCTGCGCGGATGTGCCACCCTTGGTACGAATTGCATCAGCGACGGATGTTAAATTGATGGTATCTGTCATACACTTTGCCATCAGTAGGAACCTCCCTCTGCATCAGGAATCGTTACCGCTGTCCACGCACCTTTGACAACTTGCAGAAACTTTCCGTTGTCAGATGTCGAGACTGCAGGCAGAGACTGAGTGTTGATCGCTACCGTATACCGCGAGCCCCGAAAGCCCTCTGCATAGTATGGTGAAATCAACACATAAAACACTTGCAGTTCTTCCGGTGCATCGCCCGTCACCATCTGCGCCAGAGAAAATATGGCCATCGCATCATTGCCTTCCACCAACCTCGTCAGTGGAAGATAGATTTTGTCACTGTCTGAGGAGTCTACAACCACATAACACGGTCTTCCTGCCTGATGGGCCGTAAGGATCTGTGCATATGTCTTGTCATGTGTGACATTTTCGTCGTACATGTTCGGACCAACGATAGTGCAATTGACATAGAACGGCTCCGGGTCTTTGCCCGCTGCGCCCGCCGGGCCTCTGATGCTGACGCTGGCCGGGTTCTGCTTCCCGCCGTCGTTCGTCCAGCTGAGAACACCGGCTGCGGAAACATGGGGCGTAAAGGTCGTGCCGTCCTGTCCCGGCGCACCGTCCGCACCTGCCGGCCCGGCAGACCCATCCTGCCCGGGTGTCCCCGCCGGGCCTCTGATGCTGACGCTGGCCGGGTTCTGCTTCCCGCCGTCGTTCGTCCAGCTGAGAACACCGGCTGCAGAAACAGACGGCGTGAACGTTGTGCCATCCTGCCCCGGCGTACCGTCCGCGCCCGCCGGGCCCTGTACGCCGTCCTTTCCGGGCGCACCGTCCGCGCCGGGGTCGCCCTTGTCTCCCTTTTCGCCCCTTGCGCCCTGAAGCGGCCCATTGTTGATCCAGCTCTCTGTTACGCTGTCGAAAATATAAATGTCATACGGCTCCGACGTACCGACGCCGTAAGCGTCGCCCGCCATCGGCGCCTGCACGGACGCTTCCAGCGCGGAGGCCGTCTCATAATACCCCTTCACGAGAAAGCCCGCGCCAGTCTCGCCCTTCGGACCCTGTGCGCCGGTTTCCCCCTTCGGGCCGCGTTCGCCGGGGTCGCCCTTGGGGCCCTGTGCGCCGGTGTCGCCCTTCGGACCCTGTGCGCCGGTGTCGCCCTTCTCACCCTGCGCGCCTGTTTCACCCTTTGGCCCTTGCGCGCCTGTTTCGCCTTTTGGCCCCTGTGCACCCGTCTCGCCTTTTGGGCCTTGCGCGCCGGTATCGCCCTTCGGGCCCTGCGCGCCGGTGCTGCCCTTCTCGCCCTGCGGCCCCACGACGCTTCCAACATCGACGGTGCTGCCGTCCGTCAGCGTGAAGACGAGCCGCCCCCCGTCCGTGACCTCAACCGCCTTCACGCCTCTGGAGATCAGTCCGCCAATGGTTGCTGTGATCGTATTCGGAATCTCTACCCGCATATCCGCACCTCACTCTGCCGCCGCGCGGTTGTCCCGCGCAAGCGTTGTTTTGTCGCCGTGCGTATACAAAATGTCATAGAAATACGCACCCTTCGGAAATTTTGCGCTGACCGTATCGTCAAACGTCAGCGTTGCCTGCCCGCCTGTTACGCGGTCAAACTGAAACGTATGCACCGGCGCGTGCGACGCGTCAAAAAAGCTGACCGTCAGACTGTCGGACGCACCGACCGTGACCGGATCGCCGTCCTGATCGCGCAGCTCCAGCGCCAGCGTCACGGAAAACGTATCGCCCGCGTACCAGCGCAGCACACCGCCCGCAATGCGCGGGCTTGGCTTTGCGCCCGGAAGCTTTGTCATCTGTTCTCCTCCTTCCGGCCTTTTCAGTTGATCTCATCGCGGCGCGCCGTGCCGGGCGCCGTTCTGCCGCGCTTTTCGCCTCTGCCTCTGGCAAGGGAAGACGAGCGCTTTGTCTGCTTGTCCTTCGCCGTGCCCGCCTGCGCCGCCTTCTGCCGGGCCTGCGCCGCCTTTTCTGCCGCCGCAGCCTGCTTGTCCGCGTAGGCGAGCTGCTTCCAGTACTGCGCGTTCGCCGCATCCTCCCGGTCAGAGCGATAGTTCAGCTCATTCCAGTAATTGTCGTTCGCCAGCTTCGCATACTGCAGCGCCAGATTCTCGCTGCGCTGCGCCTCGCTCTGATACGCACCGCGCGCGTCGGACAGTGCCGCGTAATAATCCGACACCTGGTCGCGGTAGCGGTCATAGTCGCTCTTTTCACGGCTGCTGATGCGCGCATAGCGCTCGGAAAGCGCCGAGCCCTCGCGGTCATACTGACTGCGCGCCTGCGCATAAAGCTCCGGCACGACCTCGTTGAGCTTCTGCAGATACACGTTGTACGCCTGCTGCCCCGCCTGCTGGCTGTAGCTTGAGCCGTAGCCGCCCGTGAGCGCTGCCGCCGCACCCATTGTGTTCTCCATTGCCAGCCGTCCCGCGCTCTGGTACTGCTCCCGGTACTGCCGGTACATCGGGTCTGCCCCCAGATCGTAGGAAAACGCCTTCCGGTTCGCGATCTGGTCATAAAGCGCGTCCAGCTCCTTGTCCCACCGGGACGTATAGCTGCCGGGCTTCTCCGACAGCACCCGGTCCAGCGCCGCCTTCGCCTCGCTTGCCGCGCCGGACGGCGTATAGCCGGGCGTTCTGACCTGCGCCGCGTCTGTCTGACCGGCAGAAGGCGTCCCGTAGCTGCCGCGATAGTTATAGATCGTCTGATATTTGTTGCTGAGCGAGCTGCGGTAGCTGCCGTCTGCGTTTACGCCGAGAATGCGGTACGTGCCGCCGCCCGTCACGACCTCGTCGCCCGCCTGCAGCCCTGCCGGAGCCTTTCCGTTACCCTGCACTCTGTAAAGCGCCATTGTCCTCCTCCTTTTTCTCCTCTGTTTCCGCGTCCTCCTGCGCTTCGAGCAGCCGCACCTGCTCGCGCACCTGATCGAGCACCATTCCGACGACGCACGGCGGGAGCCCGGAGGCGTTGATCGCCTCCACCAGCCCCATACGCAGCGCGCCGATCGCATTCGAAAGCTTACTCATGCCGTTTCCTCCAATTTCCTCACCCTTTCCCGCAGCCTCTGGATCTGCCGGATACACAGGGCGATCAGCTCCTCATAGCGCAGGCCGTAGTCCGCGCCGCCGTCTTCCCTCTGCGTTTTCACAAAGGCCGCGAAGTCCTTTCCCGTCAATCCGCACTCCCGCAGCGCCTGCTCCACATCCTGCGCGACAAGCCCCGTGTGCGTCCTGCCGGACGTGCCGCTTTTCAGCCGGTAGCTTGCCGGACGCAGCTTCTCAAACAGCGCGTCATAGCGTTCCAGCGCATACGAAATGTCCGTCTTCTTCTCCCGATCAGATGTAGTGATCGTGCCCGTCTGCGCGTACACGACCGACCACCGGTAATCGGAAAACCCGAGCGATCCCGCGCCGTCAACAGACGGCGCCGTGCTGCCGCTCACGACCAGATCGCCGCCTACCGCCATTCGGCAGTTCGTCTGCGCGCCGCCCTCCGTGACGGAGAGCGTATTGCCGCCGTAGCAGAGCTTCGCGCCGCTTGCCGTCGCCACGACCTCGCCAAGCCCACTCTGCATATGGATCCCCGCGCCGCCGTAAGCGCCCGTCGTATAGCCGAGCCATCCGCCGACAGTACCGCTGTTCAGCGCATCGTATACCGCCATATCGCCGCCCAGCTTGATATAATCCGCCGATAAAAGCCCCGTCGTAATGTCGTTTGCCGACAGGTGATTGACCGAAAAGTTGTTGAAATCCAGAATGCCGCCGTTGATGCGCGACGCGGACAGATTTCCCGTCACACTCGCCGCATCGACCGTAAGCCCCGTGATGCTTGCGCCCGTCACATTCAGGCTCGTCGCCCTGATCGCGCCGGAGATCGTCGCGCCGGAGCACGTCAGATATCCGTTCGCGTCCACCTGAAACCGGTCTGATACGGAGAGGCCGCCCGTCCCGAAATACATACCCGCGCTGCTGCCGAACACGTTTTCCACGCGGTAGATGCTCCCGTCCGCAATCGTCCACGGCCCAAAGGCCGAGCCTGCCGCCGCCGTGATCGTCCCGGTCAGCTTCGCGTTGTACGCCTCCAGTGTTCCGGACGGGAAATGCAGCTTCTTCTCCGACAGGTACGCGACCTCCATCCCCTCCTGCCAGAAGGAAATGCGTTTCGGCGTCACGGTCAGCAGTTCGTTTTTCGTCCGGTCGACGATCCTTCCGCCGCCGTCTGTTACGGTCGTCTCGATATTGCCCACGCCCACACCGTACACCGGCGTCACGTCGTTGTAATACAGCAGCCCCGTCTTGATATACTGCTGCGCATTCACGGAAAACGCGTTGTTCACGCCCGCCGTGTAATCATACAGCTGTTTGATCCCGACGGAATTGCCCTCGATCGTCAGCTGCGTCTTTTCCAGATACGTCCCGAAGTCCGACGCCGCGACATAATTCCCCGCAAGCTTCGCCGACCAGACCTCCGAATTCGCCGCCGCAAAATCCGCCGTCTTGATGATGAGGGACTTTAAAGCCACATAGCCGGAAAGCGTCGTCTTCTTTTCCTCCTCGGAAAGCCCGTCCGCGTCGATGGCCTGCGCGATCTCCGTCAGCGCCGCCTTCGCCGACCAGTCCGCCAGATTCAGCTGCTCCGTCACGCTGCACAGATACCGCCGCATGCTCTCCAGCTGCTCCTGCGTCGTCTTCCCCGCGATGGACGGGTATGCCAGTGTCAGACTACCCATGTTGCACCTCCCGTCTTACGCATCGCTTCCCGCCTCCAGGACTCTCGCTAGGCTGAACAGCTTCATCTCGCCCTTCCCTGTCAGCCGGAATTTCAGATGGTCGCACCGCGCGGGCCGGACCGGCAGCAGGAAGGTACGCAGTCCCCGGCCCTCGATGTGCCCGCAGTGCCGCCACACGCCGTCCGAATCATACTGAACCCAGAAATCGACGCTCGACCCCTTCGGCAGCTGCATCCGCAGATTGATGCGCGAGACGTATTTCTTTCCGACAAGGCCATACGTCATGATCCCCGTCTCCGCCATCCACCCGACCGGCCCGTCCTTCGTCCCGGCTGTGCCGTAAACGGTCCTGAGCGTTCCATTTTCAAGAAAATACAGCTCGTCGCCGACCCGCGCAAACTCGCTTGCGTGCGTGCTGTCCTCCCGGTGCCACAGGCCCTTGCGCGTGTCGTAGACGAACAGCGACCAGCTGTGCGCCGCATCCTCCATGCTGATGAAGTATTTCCCGCGCACACCGCCCGCGGCCGCGTTGGCATACAGCACCGTGCCGAAGCAGCCGCCGATCTCCTGCGGCAGGCTCCCGTCGTACACGCACACGCCCATGCGCGACTTGTAATACAGCCGGTCGTCCACCACGACCATGCTCTTGCTCGACCCGTTCTGCACACCCGCACACTTCTGCACCACGACCTGATGCGCGCCCGAGGCCGACGGATAGACCCGGTGGAAGCAGTCCTCCTTGAAAAACACCGGACTGTCTGCCAGCGTCGCCGCACCTGTCCACTTTCCGTCCGTGCCGCAGCTGGCCCGCCACGAATCCGTCGCCACCCCCTGATAGCACGCCCAGTTTTTAAAATCGCCCAGCTTGCAGCAGTAAAGCTCGTTCACCGTCTTCCCGTCCGCCACACCGTACTTGCAGCCCCAGAGCCGGTTGCCGCATTCGGTGATAAAGTCCATATCCGGCACGCGCCGGGCCGTCTTCACCGTCCCGCTCGTGACCTCCGCTGCCTGGTCGATCAGCCCCACGATGACGATAGAACTCTCGTCTGCGCCGTATAAAATCTGGCTGCCGTTCAGCTTTTTGAGCTGCTCGTTCCCGGAAAGCCCGGAGATCTCAATGCCGTCATACTGTTTGAAGCCCTTGCCGATGCCGTTCGCCGCCAGCTTCACATACACCGTCGGCACGGACACCCACTGCCCCGAGGCCTCGGCCCACTGCTTGATGGTGTGCAGACTCCCCGACGTGTCCAGCCAATACTGCCCGTTCGACGGGCTTTCCGGCTGCGCCGCCTGCGAGAAGCTCAGTGTCAGCGCCTGCCCGTCCGCAAGACACAGCGACACGCTGATCGGCGTTTCCGCCGCGTCGACCGTATTCTCATGCCCCATGTACCCGTTATCGGAGTAGTCCTCCGTGTTGAAGTAAATTCCGTCTGGGAAGATACACAGATACGCGCCCATGGACACGAGCTGCTTTTCTCCCGCCTTGATGTTCACCGACGGCATATACGCCTCCATGGACGCGCCGTTGATATGCAAAACCTGATTCTGCACCCAGCACAGCCTGTCCCGCGCGCAGATCGCCTGCACCCCTGAAAGCGCCTGCACCGTCCCCCGCCGCACTCTCGGCGCAAGCAGCGGATAGCAGTCCGACGTCAGATTCTCCATGTCATAGAATTCCCCGTCAGAAAGCTTCAGATCGTGGTCATAGCCGAGAAACGCCTCGGTTGTCAGCGTCTGCTGCCGCTGCTCCGTCAGCTTTGGATAAAACATCCCGCTATCCCCCCTACAGCTTGATATACGCCGCTTCGCTCTTCGGCAGATGCGCCCGGTTGTACGCGTTCTGGTACGCCTGATAGTACATATTGTACTTGGCGGCGGAATTGTTGTACTTCGCCATCTCCCCGTTGGCGTCGTCGATCTTCATCTCCAGATACCACCGGTAAATTTCGTCATACGGCCACTCGATCAGAAGCACCGTCCCGTCCAGATCCGCCTCCGGCGTATAGCCCGTGAACGCCGCCGTCTGCGTCTCATGCTGCGTCAGGATCTCGCGGTACACCGCCCCGTCCAGCTCCGACAGCCAGCGCAGCTTGTCCGCGCTCCCATACTGGTTGGGCTTGAGCCGGTCGACCGTCTCAAGCGCCTCGCGGATGGTCATGCGCCCCGCCTCCTTTCTTCTGTCCGCAGCCCTCAGCCGGCGGCCAGCTCATCCTCGAGCTTCCGTGCCGCCTCCAGCTGCCGTCTTGCGTTTTCCAGCACCTCATACACCGGCTCCGGCACCTCGACCGCCTTGCCGCGCGGCACCTGAAACGTGCGTCCGTTGACGCAGACAAACACCGACTGCTGTTCCGTGCCGCCCGCGCGCGGCAGCGTGATGGTCTTCATGACTGCAAATGCGTTTTCCATAGCAATTCTCCTTTTCTGTCCCGTCTTTTCTGTCCCGTCTTTTCCGGAGACCGGCTTGCGCCGGTCTCCATCTTGTTTCCTCAGTTTGCTTCGTCCTCGGCAGAATACGCGCCGCAGCTCTCCACACGCACCATGCGGTCCTCATACAGGATCTTCGCCGCGCTGGAGAATTTGTAGCCCAGCGTCGAGAACTGGTTGAGCGGTCCGCCGACCTGGCCCTTATCCTTGATGATCATCTCCAGATTGCCGCCCTCGGGGTCGATCATGCCGTAGGCGTCCTTGCCGAGGAACAGCGTTGCATAGACGCTGTAATACACCGCAGGCGTACCCTTGGACTCGTCCGCCGCCGTCTTGACCGGGCAGCCCTCGCCGTTAAAGATCTTGGCCTCGGTCGTCTCGATGAAGCGCACGCCATGCAGCTCGCCGATCTCGCCGGTAAACAGCTCCGTCAGGCCCGCATACTTGTGCGCTTCGATCCAGGCCTCGGACGAGCGCAGATCGTACGCCACGGACGGATGGATGATGGCGATATACTTGCCGTCGATCTTCGGGGCCTTGAGCTTTTTGAGCAGCGTCACGGCCTTGTTGACCTCGTCCGGTGTCAGCTTCGCGGTGGTGTCCAGACCTGCGCGGCTGGTCACGGCGGTATGTGCGCCGTTCGTGCCGACCTTGTCGCAGTACTGCACATTTGTGCCCGCTGCGGCGACATTGCGCACCAGCTTATCCTGCGTCGTACCGGCGGACGCGCCCAGCTCCTCCGCCGCACCCAGAATCACGTCGTCAATGGCGTGCAGCTCCAGCTGGTCGGACACGGACACATACGTGCCGTACTGCGTGATGGCCTGCGTCACAGCGCTCTGGCCAAACTTCTGGCCCGTCGGAATGACACCCTCGGTCAGCGCGCCCGCGTCCTCAAGCGTGTTCCACTTGCGCCATTCCACGGTCTTGCCGCGTCCGGCAGGCAGCGCCTGCTTGCGTGCAAACTGCGTGTGGATGAGTTCCGGACGTGCGTTTTCCAGCAGCTCCGTGTCGTAAAACGTCTTCATGGACGCCGTCATACCGCCGCCATCCGGGAACGCGCTCGTCTCACCGGAATACGCGTTCACGTAATTGCCACTGGCATTCACCAGCGTGCCCGCGTCGGCAAACAGCTGCAAATTCAGTTCCTGCTTCAGATTCATTAAAATCTCTCCTTTTCTCAGAGCCGGACGGTCTCGCCCCGTCTGGCCCGCGCCTTCAGTTCCTCTCTCGTCTGTCTGGACCAGTGCTCCGGACTCTCGGCAAATGCGCCGCCCGCTGCCGGGGCCATGCCGCTCTCGCGCGGGCGGAGGTAACCCGCCTGCATGGCCGCCGTCAGCTCCTCACGTGCGCGTCTTGCGCCGTATGCCATCGCGCCTGCACGAAGCTCCCGTAAATGTGTCAGCTCGTAAGCGCTTCTGGCATCCACGCCGCGCATGACAAGGCGCATGAACACGGGGCTTTCCAGCTCCTCGTGCAGCTGCGCGCCCGGATACGCCTCGCGCACCGCCGCAAACTGCTCGCGGAGCGCCTCATACCCCTGCCGCATCGCCTCTTCGCGCTGCTCTTTTGTCACGGGGACTTTCCCCTCCGGTGCGCACGCGGCCAGCCGCTCCGCCTGTTCCGGCGTGAGCTGTGCCGCATCTACGCCGAAGGTCTTTTCCAGTGCCGGCCCCAGAGACTTCAGCACCTGCTCACTTCTCGCGCAGTTTTTCAGCCGTTCGCGCACGATCATCTGCACCTGCCTGTCATAGTCCTTCTTATACGGTCCCTGGATGAGCGCCCGGAATGCCTCTGCGCGCTCCTGCTCATCCTGCGGCGCGGCGTCCGCCGATACGCCCGGCTCCGGCTGCTCCTGCTGCTCCATCGCAAATGCCTGCAGCCAATCAAAGTTTTTCATTCTTTTCCTCCTTCTGCCCTTCAAGCGGGCGACGCTCGGGTCTTTCCAACTTATTTTCAGGGTCACGTTCACCCAAAACCCGCACATAGTCCGGATACCGCGCCGAAAGCAGCCGGTATCCCGCGCGAACCGTCTCAAACATCCCGTCCAGCCGCGCCTGCTCCTGTCCGTCCGCGAACGCCTCCAGCCGGAAGCGTCCGCAGCCCGATTCGATCACCGGCGGCGTTTTCATCCCCGCCGCCTGCACCGCCTCCGCCAGCGCAAACGCCAGCATCGACGCCGCCGCACAGACGATATCGCTGCCGTACCGCGAAAAACCCGCGTGGCCGCGCACCGTCAGCGCCGTTCTGTCCAGCCATACCTCGATCATCCCGGCTGCGCCGCCTCTCCGGCGCGTTTTCGCGCCTGCTGCACTCTGGCCGGTTCCGCGTCCTGCTTTTTCGCCGTCCGAACCGTCCCCGGAGCCTCCGGCGAGGGCTGTCCTGCCAGCCGCTCGTACAGCTCCGGCTCATACCGTCCCGCCAGCGTCAGCGCCATCCGCTGCCACGCCGCCGCATCCGCACCCGAACGGAGCTTCTGCAAGATCTGCTGCTTGCCGTCAAAATCCATCATGTCGAGGCACGCCAGCGCCTGCTGCTCCATCTCCGGCCGGAAAAAGCCCAGCTGGAAAAACTGCAGCGCCAGCTCATTCTGCGCCAGCTTCGTATACGCCGTGTGCTTCTGTGCCGTGACCGTCACATCGAACACCGGCGTCCGCATGAGCGCCTCCGGCCCCATGCTCTGCGCCTTCAGCCGCGCATTGCAGTAGGACACAAATTCCTCCGCCCCGCTCAGACCCGCAATGCGGAACCTGCGCGGCAGATCATAAAACTGCCGGATGCGCTCGATCACCATGCGGATGAGCCGCGCATAGGCCCGGTACGCCGACTGCGTCGACGCGCGTGAGCTGCGCCCGGACGCCTCCTGCAAAGCCGCAATGGCCGAGGCCGCCGTCACGCCGGACGAAACCTGTCCGTTCGTCACGTCCGTGTTGCCCGTCGTCCATTTGAGCTCCTCGATCTTGTTGTTCAGCACCTGCACGCAGATGCCCGGCAGCATATTGACCTGCACCTGCTGCAGAGAATCCTGCCCCAGATTCCCGTCCACGTGCACAAACGGCTTTGTCCAGTCCGCATACTCCTGCTCGTTGACCGACCCGTCCGAGCGGCGGAACCACCTCGGTGTCGCCGCCATGATCGTGTTCTTCACGATGGCCTGATCCATCCGGTCGATCTGCTCCTGCGCGCCCTTGCCGATGTCAATATAGCCGTACCCGCAGATCGAGCCCTCGATGGGAAACAGCCGGTCAAAGATGAACGGATACTCCCCGTCGTCATACAGCCCTCGCTCACACGCGGGCGCACGCACCGGCGTCTGCACCAGAACCGTCTCGCCCGTCTCCGGGTCCCGCGCCTCCCGCGTGACCGACGGCATGAACGTGTCGTTCTCCGTCGCGTACAGGACCGTTTCGCCCACATACTTGCAGTAGTGCAGCACCGTCCTGCCGCCCACACGCTTCTTGTAATACCAGTCCACCACCAGCGTCTTCTCCGAAAGATCGACCGCATCGTCCGTCCGGTACCGCGAAAGCACCGCGCTGCTCCCGCCGAGCTTCCCCGCCAGCTGCGGATACGCCGCCAGCAGCGTCTCGTTGTCCTCCAGCTCCAGATAAAACACATTCTGCGACCTCTGGATATCCGTCACGCCCGGCTCCCAGAACAGATTCAGCACATTCACGGGCCGGATGGAGATATCCCCCAGTCCGCCGAGCTTATCCTGATCCCAGTACACGCCCCACACGCCCGTTCCCTGCTTCATCTTCTGCCAGCACGTGTCGGAATAGACCTCCTCAAAGTCGTTCTGCTCCAGAATGCACGGGATGATCGACGAGAGCATCTGCGCCTCCTGCCGGTCGTCCGGCTCGCGCGGTCGGATGACCGGCCCCGGATAGGCCGCGACCGCATCCGCGTGCTTGCCCATGATGACGTTGAACAGCCACCCGGACGCGGGCCGGTCGTCATTCGGGTTTCCCTTATCCGAAAACTGCCGCCACTGCCGCAGCTTCCACCAGTCCTCGTCGGCGATGATGCGCCGTTCCAGATTCTGCTTGCCCTGCTTGTAGCGGCGCAGAATATCCGCCGCCCGCCGCAGCTCCCGCGCCCCAATGACGGGAACGCCTGTTGTCCGTACCTCCATTGCTTCCTCCTAGCTTCTGATTTGATTCAGCGGGTCTGACCAGACCGCCGCCGTCTGCGCCTGCATCATCGGCTTCACCGGCCGCGACATACAGAAATACCGCCATTCATCGCACACATGATCCTCCATCGCCGTGTCCAGATCCTCCGGCCGCGTCTGTGAATACAGCATCAGCGGCACCGTCCGGATAAATGCTTTGCAGTTTTTGAACACATACATACGCGGGTACCCGTTCTCATCGAACTGCAGCCGGTAATGGCACTGCATCCAGCCCGCGATGCGCTCGTTGTCGCCCGGCGTAAAATACACGCCGTACCGCGCCGCCGTCTGCGCCACGCTTTCCCCGCGCGAGGCGTCCCAGATCGCCGGGTCCGCCACGCCCGTGATCTCCCGGCCCTTGAGCCACGGATGCTCCGTCTCAATCCGCCTGATCTCGGCAAACTGCCGGTCCGGCGTCCACTTGACGCCCTCGTTCGGCATCCGCGTGCATCCGTAAAGCTCCAGAATGCGGTAGATCACGCCGTCGTAATCGACCGCCCACCACGCACAGGAAAACGGCTTTCCATACCCGAAGTCATAGCTCCGGCAGACCGTCCACCCCTTGTCCGGCGCAAACGGCTCGATCACGTGCGTCCACTGCCGGTCCTCATAGTGTTCCGGCACGTCGCGGAAGTCCTCAAAAAACTGCCCCTCATACACGTCCCACGACCCATACAGCCACGCCTCGCGCAGCTTCGGCGGCAGCGTTTCCAGCTGCTTCAGATACTCCGGCTGCTGCCGCATCAGCGCCCGGTTGTCCGTCACCAGCGCCTGCACAAAGCTGTAATTCTCCGGCTCCTCTCCCGCCTCGAACCGGCGGTCGATGAACAGCCGTTTAAAATATCCGTGCCCCGGCCCGCCGGGGTTCAGCGTGTAGTACGTCCGCTTCGGCAGCCCGTTTGTCCCGCGCACGCAGGCATTGATCGCGTCGATCCACGCCTTTTGCAGCTGCCCGGCCTCGTCGAGAAACACCACGTCGTATTCCGCGCCCTGATACTGCCCCATATCGCCGTCGCACGCGCAGTAGCCGAACGTGATCGTCGACCCGTTTGGAAATTCGAACCGCTTGTCCGCCGCCTTATATTTCGCGATCCCCGCCAGCTCCTGCCGCAGCGGGTCGATATGGTTGTTCTGCAGCTCCCGCAGCGTCCTGCGCACGACCAAAAGCTTGATCCCCGCATACCGCAGCGCCAGCAGCTTCGCCTTTGTGCGCACAGCCCAGCTCTTCCCGCCGCCTCTGGCCCCGCCGTAGGCGATGTGCCGGTGCCGGTCCAGTAAAAACCGCCTCTGCTTCTCATTCGGCGCGCAGATCCGCAGCTCCGTCATTCCGAAAATTCCTCCGCTTCCCGCTCAAATACCACGCGCACGCCCGTCTCCTGCCCGCCGTGCTCCTCCTGCAGCTCCTGCCGGATCTCGACCGCCTGCTTCATCACCTTTGCCAGCTCGCCCAGCTCCCTGCTCGGCGTTTCGCCGTCCTTGATCTGCTCCAGCAGCCGCTTCGAGATCGTTTCCAGCGCCTTTTCCAGATTTCCGGACGCCTTTTCAATGGGATCCCGGCGTGCCTTTCCGCCCTTTTCCTCAGTCATCCGCATACCTCGCGTTGATGGCCGTATAAAGCTCGCATTTCTCGCAGTTTTTCGTCCGGCAGAAGATCTCCATCTGCTGCCGCTTTGCCCGCCCCGAAGCGAACGTCAGCCGCAGAAAGCTCTCGTCCGTGATTCCCTCGCAGTAAATGCTCCTGCCGCTGTCCTCCCGGTAAAACGGGCACCATACCGGCTCAAAGCCCTTCTCTCCGTTCTGCATCCATCTCCACCTCCCGTCTGTGTTCATACCCCATGCGCTCCGCCAGTGCCTCCACCCCCACCGTCTCCAGCAAAAGCGCCTCCATGCATTCCGCGTGCACCGCCGTGCCGTCCATCGCCTCATACCGCTCGTCCGCCTCCGTGACAGCTTCGCCGCACCACCGGCAGACACAGCCGCGCATCATCCTCCCACACCTCCCGAAATCATATTTTTATGCGATACGCAGTTGACAAAACGCGCCGCGCCGGATACAATAAATCTGCATGAATCTCCGGCTGCGGCGCCGCTCCCTCTGATTCCCTGGCCCACGGGCCTGTTTGCTTCCGGCCCGCAGCGCTCTCCGAACCTGCCCCCTGAGTGTATCGCATTTATATACGATTGTCAAGGGAGGTATGTCGCATTTTTATTTGATTCTCTATTTTGCACAAATGCGAGGTGTCTGTTTTGTTTATTTATAGCAGATTCGAAGCGCTGATCCGCGAGACGGGCGTGACCAAGGCGTCCATCGCCCGCCGCATCGGCCGCACGCCGACCGTCTGCCAGGACTGGAAGGCCGGCAAATCCGAGCCCAGCGCCGACCAGCTCCAGATCGTCGCCGCCGCCCTCGGCACAACGCCCGCCTACCTCACCGGCGCGACGGATAAAAAAATGCTCCCCACCGGCGCACCGTCCGGTGAGGAGGACCCGCTCGACGCACAGCTCAGGGAGCTTCTTTCCCATGCTGACGATGATCTGAAGCAGGCCATGATCGCGTTTTTAGAGCGTTTTCAAAAAAAGTAAGAAACTGCTGTTTTTCCTCCCGGCTCAGCGCCGCAAACAGCCGGACGATCCGCTCGTCCGCCGTTTCCCATGCGTCCTGTCTGTCTGCTCGGTGTTTCGTCATTCTGCATCCACTCCTAAAATTCCGTTCCGTTCTTCCGGCAGCTGATGTATGAGGCAGTATTTGTATATTAAAACATTTGTTCTATTTTTGCAATATGGCAGAACATACAAAGACTCGGCGAAATTTTCTATCCGCCCGAATGTCATACTGTCCCAAAAACCGGACTTCCGCCCATTCTGCCGCCCCAGCCCCGATTTCTATCCTTGACGCGCCCGCCATTCAGTGCTAAAATATTCCCACCTGCCGGTGTGGTGGAATGGCAGACACAAGGGACTTAAAATCCGGTGGGTCTGTTTCCCCGCCGAATCTTAAGTCCCCAGTAAAATCAAGCGTTTTCAGTTTTCATTTCCCGAATCAATAGCTCAGTTCTCTCCTGAGTTCTCTCCTGTCTGTAATTTACAGTTTTATATGCCGCTGTGATGGAATCGGTAGACATAGTGGACTTAAAATTCACCGGTAGAAATACTGTACGGGTTCGAGTCCCGTCAGCGGCACCACCGTCAGGGCAAGCATTGCTTGCCCTGATTCTTTTTTATAATGCCGCCTGCCAACGGTGGATTGACGATTGTCCCGGCAAGCCATCCATCGGCGTGCTAAGTGGTACGGTTAACATGCTTTCCATTGCCTCGCCTACTAAGGTCTTGGATGCTGTGTCCAAATGTGCATAGAAGTTTGCTGTAGTGTTGTAGGTGCTGTGTCCCAGCCAGGCTTGGATATCTTTCATGCCGACGCTTTGCTTTAGAAGCATGCTGGCGCAGCTATGTCGTAACCCATGAAAGGTCAGCTTCCGGAACTCATTCTTTTTCAAAAAATTGCGAAAATGGTCTGTAATGTAATTGGGCGTGTAGGGAGTTCCAAGCTTGTTCACATATACATATTCACTGTCATGATAGCAGTTCCCACAAAGCCTTCGATTCTCTTCCTGCTCGTTTTTCATCTGGAGCAGCATCTCTTTGATCTGCGGCATCAGCGGCAAGCTTCTGCAGCTTGCTTTGTTCTTAGCGCGGTCTTTCGCTATGATTTTGAGTTCCCCATCAACTTTTACCTGAATAACCGTGTGGTCAATTGTTATACGATCACTTTCAAAATCAATGGCTTTCCAACGAAGTCCAACGATCTCACTTCTTCGCAGTCCATAATAGGCCGCCATGATAACAGGAAATTCGATAGGGTCCCCATGCACCGCGGAAATCAGATGCTCTGCTTCCTCCAGCGTATAAAAATTAGCAGTATTCTGAATCAGCTTTGGCCGCTTGACCTTGCCCATTGGATTTACGCTGATCAGCTCCATTTCCGTCGCGTACTTCAATGCGCTCATCAGATTTGCGTGATAATGAATCACAGTATTGTTACTTACATGCAGTGTATTCTGGCAGAATGTGTAGAACTCTTGAATATGGATGGGCTTCAATTCCCCAAGCGTAGTCTTTTTCGAGCGAAAATAGGGCGCGATGCGTTTCTCAATGATACCTCGATACCCTGCGTATGTATTTTCCTCTAGGTTTGGTCTCACAATTTCGACCCAAGAAAGCATATAGTCCGCAAAAAGTATATCTGCACCGTTTGATGCGTCTGTGCTTTGGTAATTTTCACGCGCTTCCTCCAGCATCGCTTCTGCTTTCCGCTTATTTCCTTTTGCACTTAGTCCTGTGCTGATCCATTTTGTTTTTCTCTCGCCGCTCTCACTTTTCAGTTCGAGAACCATGTAGTATTTTCCTTTTTTAATTTGCAGATGTCCGGCTACCATAATTGAATATGCTCCTCCTTTCGGTAGCGGCGATATTCCTGCCAATGACTAGCTTTATTATATCATCGCCGCATAATCAGTGCAATTCAATCCAAAAGACTTATTTGAACGTCAAACATCTTTTATTCGTGTAGACGTCTCTCGTACAAACCTGATTACATCCTCTTTGGGGATGCGAAATCCCCTTCCAATTCTAAAAAACCCGATTTCTCCATTGTGCAAACGTTGATAGGCAGCCTTAACACTGACCCCTCCAAGCATCTCACAAAGCTGTTCAATGTTGACAACATCCGGATATTCTCGAAACATTTCCTGTCTGCTCATATTCCCTCCTATTAAAACTGTCACCCTTTTGAGATTTCTTAAAAGGGTGAGATTAAGTACGTGCTCTTCTCCGTAAGTTATTGCGGAAATATTTTTTTGAATCAGATCATAGGTCTTCCCCTGCTTGTCTCCTGTTCACATTTTATTTTCTTGAAAAGGCTTCTCACGATAAACGAAACACTTGCTTTGTAAATCTGTAGAAGCTTGCCAGATTGTCGATGGCCTCAGCGCGTATTTTATAAACAGTTCTTCTGGTAGCGCCAAGACCTTTAGCGATCTCCGTCCAGCTTTTTTGGAAAAAGTAATGCTCCTTCAGAGCCGTGCTTTCCCGATGCTCCAACAGGCTGATATAGTATTGTAGACGTTCCCGTTCGCGAAACAATGCTACATATTGTGCTGCAACCTCGTTAGAAGCATCTTTGTTCAGCCGGTCCGTTACCTCCCGGAAGCACATCGCGATACCTGCAACGTCATGGGGATAACTGTTGTCCGGATTATTCTCGCGGCGAGACAACGCCAGTGTCTCGATCATTTCCTCTGGCGAAACAATATTACAATGCTGCAGTTCATAGCGCAGCAGTTCGATTTCCTTGGTCGTTTTCGCATAATTCTCCAGAAGCGTTAAAATATAACCAGTCATTTCATTTTCCAT